AACGCCTCCACCACCGCCTGCGGGTCGGCGCTCGTAACAGTCACGTAAATGTTGTTGCCGCCGCCGCCCAGACGGTCAAGAGGAATGACTGCTTCCGGTCCCGCCTCGCCGATGAGGGCGAGGGTGGCGCTAGATACGACGCCGCCTTCCGCCATACGGGGCAAGTTCGCCAACTGTGCGCTAAGGCCCGAAATGTCTGCCGCGCGGATGGCTGCCGCTCCTGCCGCCCCCCCACGGACGTCACTCAAGAAACTGTTGTCAGGGCCAGCGCCGCCGCGACCAGTCCCCCCAGACGCCGGGGAGATGAAGTTAGACCTGTTGCCCGAAATGTCAACGTTCGGCCTCGACCCCATCGCCCGCTCAATCGCCTCAGCGATACGGTCCAACACCGACTGCAACTCAGGAATAGTCGCCTCAATACCCCGCACCATCGCCTTCGCCGCATTCACCCCCGCACCGAAGAACTGCTGAGCGGCAGCCTGCCCCGCCCGCATCGAAGCCTGCTCAACGGCGGTAACCATCAGGTTCGCCTGCTCAACAGCGGCAGCACCACCAGCCATCAACTCTGACGCAATCCGCCCGCCCGTCTCCGCACCCAACTCCGCAATCTGCTGCACAACCTCCAGCGACGCCCCAGCCTCCCGCAAACCGTCAATCTGCGCCGCGAACCCCTCAGCGGTAGTGACACCAACCCGTAGAAAGTCGAGGAACGTTCCCTGCTGCTTCTTAGCGTTCTTAAGTGCCTTCCCTGCCTCCGAAACCCTTGCCGGGTCGCCGGACACCACAGCCTCCGCATAGTCCTCCTCGGCGCGAGTCAGGGCCTCCAAAGCGGAAGTCTGACCGTTCACCGCGCCGGACATGGCGTTGCCTTGCGCGACGCCACGAGCGATAGTGTCGCGGTACGAATCAAACCTTTCGACGGCTAGGTCAAGACGGCGGTTGGCTCCCGCAAGCGCCTCATCAATGTCCTGCCGGATGACCTTCGCCAGCTGCTCCGCACCCTTTGCGGTCTCCTCGGTGATGTTGCCCAAAGAAAGAACCTCGCGGGAGAACTGGGCGATAGCGCCCCCCGCCTCCCCCGCCCCGACGTGGGTCTCGTTCAGCTCCCGGAACAGGTCGCCCATGCTCTTAGTAAGCGAGACGATGCGCGGTCCCGCCGCACCAGCGCCTCCACCATCGGCACTGTCGCCAAGGCCGGTGAGCGCGTCTACTGCGTCCTGCACCGCGCCGGTCGTTTCCACCGTAACTTGACGTGCATCCCGCTCCGCCTTCGACAGTGCGGACCACCCTGTCTCCGCATACTCCGCGGCGAGACCGTTGAGGCGTGCAGCGGAAGCCTGCTGCTCCAATCCCCGACGGGACGCAAGAATCTCCTGCCCAAGGTCAGACAGCGCCAACCGTGCGTCAATCCCTGCGCGCTCAACGTTGCGCAATTCTGTCGTCGTCTCACTCGCAAGTTGATTGAAGACGTAAAAACCGATACCGGCGGCAGCAGCAGCAAGAAGCGATAGCCCTCCGGTCGCAACAGCGACCGCAACACCGAGCGTGCCCACCACAGGAATTAAAGCGACAACGAGAGCAAAGAATGCACCAAAGAGCAGCAAGAGCGGACCAAACGCTGCGGCAGCCGCACCCGCAATAATAATAAGTTTTTTCTGCGAATCTTCCAGAGCGATAAACTTTCCGACAAGTTCACCGAAGGCGTCTACAATCTGCGTCACGACAGGAAGTAGTTCATTTCCGAGTTGGATACCGGAGACCTTCAGGTCGTTTAGAGCCTTAGTAAACCGAAAAGCCGCTTGGTCTGACGCCGTTTTGAAAGCTTCCTCGGTCATCCCCACCGAGTCTGTGACAACACCAAACGTTTGTGCCAAGGTTTCGGCGTCCGCGTCAAGAATCTGAAACGCGGCAGCCGCCGCCTGCTTATTTGAAAGCAGACGGCCAAGGCTTTCACGGTTTCCTTCCAAAGCCGTATCCAGTGTCCGCAGCGCAGACACAAGGCCCTTCCTGCCAATCTCTTGCTGCAATGCCAAAACGCTCAGACCGACTTCGTCTAGAATCCGCTTGCCCTGCTCGGATGGAACGACAATCTGAGTCAACAGGGCATTCAGGTCGGTAATCGACTTTGCGGCGTCACCGTTCGTCCGAGTCAGCAGTGCAACCGCGCCACCGACGTCCTCCAAGCTCGCCCCAGCCTGCTTCGCAAACGGAAGAACGTTGCCTAGTGAGGCAGCAAACTGTTCGGTAGCAAAGTTTCCTGCCCGCGCGGTAGCAACGATAATGTCGGTTGCTCGTGCTGCGTTCAGCGTTTCTGCACCGTAGGCGTTAATCGCACCGGCGACGGCCCGAGCAATGTCGTTTGTAAGGCCAAGACCTGCCGCCGCAGCCTTTGCAGCAAACTGCAAAGCATCCAAAGCTTCGGTGCCACGCAAACCTGCTGAGGTGATGACGAACAGGGCGTCGGCGAGTTCTTGCGGGGCCTTTCCTGTTTCACTTGAAAGGGAAAGAACCGACGCTTCCATTTTCTGAACTTCGTCGGCAGCGATACCGACGAGGCCAACAATCTTTGACATCGACTGACCAAAGGATGCGGCCATAGCAACGGACGCAGCACCAATACCAACTAGCGGAACGGTAAGCGATTTAGTGAGGCCAGCACCGACACTAAGCAGACCTTTGCTTAGCCGGTCAAACTTTCGCATGCTCCGAGTGGCGGCTTCACCTAGCCCATTAAGCTGGCCCTCTAAGGCATCGATTTCCCTGAGGGCACGCTTAATATCCTTCGCATCAAAGTCTACGCCTACGTTGACTCTAATACTCATAAGCGTCCACCTGAAGCGTCTAGACGACGGTTAAACTCTGCCTCGAACTTTTTGATGGTATCCGCCACATCCTTGCGGACACGTTCCCCACCAATCTGGTCGAACGCACGGTAAAGAACCCGTCCGGTGCCGGGGAACCCACGCTTAACATTCCGAACCATGTGGACATTAGACTTACCGCGCCCCATCAACTCAAACACGGCGTTCGCAGGATTGTTCGACTGCAACTGGAACAACGGGCGCGTCAAACTGCCGCGAGCACGTCGGCTACCTGTGCGAATAACAATCTGCCTCTTCGCCTCAAAACTGTTCCATTCAAGCCGGTTGTAGTCCCACCGTCTTCCGTACGGCGAATACGAAGGCCGCGAACCGGGGTTGAACGGGCGACGGTTCCACCCTGACAACGGAGCTTGACTTGGCGTAAGGCTTTTAGCCCGAGCGGCGATCGGGGCCAACTGTTCCTTAACGGAAGTATTCATCTCTTTCAACAAGTCAGGTTCCAATTCGCGCATAAGTTTCTTGGTCGCACGGAACCCATAAACGTCTGCCTTGACCCTAAGCACGCTTTGCCGCCTTCCTTGACCCCTTCTCACGGTCATGCAGGACTTTTAGCATCGCACGAAACACTTCCGGTGGCGCGTCGAGGAGGTCGTTCGGGGCGATGCTCGTAGCAATCGACATCTGCGCTACGAGCATCGTCATCCCGTCCGTTACAAAGGGCGGTCTACCTCGACAATCTCGACCGACTCGACACCCTCCAGCCAGCCATCGAAAGGCTTGACGACCGCGCCGGACGACCCCTGAGCCTTCCAAGCCAGCCAATACAGGTGCTCGACGCGCATGTCAACCGAGAATGCCTTGGGCAAACCGACCTTCCACTCGCGCTCAAAAGCAACCTGCACCTTCGGCCCGACAGCGTATTCGTTTGTCTCACCGTCATGGGTGACGCGCAGGTTAAGAGAAATCATGCAACGGCTCTCGTAATCACGCCAGTCACTGGCCACGTCACCGACGCGGTGGACAGGTCGCCGACGGCGCCGCTCAGCGGAGTCCACTCCGTCAGCAGGAACGAGCCGGTGTAACGCGGCGCGGTCGCGGACGCTGCCACAGCAGTCCCCAGCGGGCCGATGTTAAACGTGGTCGCCAAACCGACCAGCGGCGAAATCGTCGCGTCAACCTCGCTAGCCGCAAAATCCTGATGGAAGTCAAGCGTGATGGACGAGTCCTCAAGGCCGCCGACACGAGTGCGCCCGCCGTCGCCAAACGCGGTCGTCTCGACCTCGTCGAAGTTCTGATTGATTGTCACCGAAGCAACGTGGTCCGAAAGGTCCACGCTGTTGATGATGACACCAACGTCAGTTAGCACAATTCGCGCCATGTCTACGACTCCTTCGGCTCGTTAGCCGTCTCAACCGGCTTAGCCGGACTCTTCTCTAGTATCGGGTTATCCATCACCTGCTCAGCAGGCGTCCGCTTATTCTCTACTGGAGCAAGATGGCTACCTTGAACCAGCGCCACGATGTTACACCCTGCTAGGTCGCTAACACCGACCACCGTTCCGGCAGGCCAAGCAAGCCGTCCTGATTGAACTTTCCACGTCATGCGATGACCTCCACGTTGAACTGAGCAGAAAGGTACAGCACCTCACCGACCGGCAGCGAAGTGTAGTTACTCATCTCAGTAACCCGGCAGGTGTTCGCCACACCACCCAGCGTCCGGTCAACCTCGATGGCAGCCTTGATAGACCCCGAACCTGTGAGGAAAGCGTCAAGGTTGTTCTGTGCCGCCCGGTCATCTGCCCGAGCGACAATAAGCAGGACGGTGAAGAAGAACGTGTCTGCGCCGCGCCCCGCGTTCAGGTCGTACACGATTCGGTCCGGCATCACTACGGCGATGGGTGGCTTAGGCGAGTCAGGCACCGTTGCGCTGGTACGCAAGCCGGAGATGGTGCCCATAGCGGTTGCGAGTGCTGCCCTCAGGTCTTTGACGTTGGCCATCAGAAACGGTTGCGACGGTAGGGGGCGAGCAGCATCGCGACGTCAGGGTCACCCCTGAAAGACACGCGCATTGCACCCATGTCTCCGAACCCTGCCACACCGAGCGGTGAGTCGAGCCGGGTGAATAGGCGGGATGCCTGAAGGATTGCGGCCTCACGAACCGCGTCGGGTGTGGCGGGCCAGCCGAACGTGCCGACGATGCGGACGGTCGTACGCCGGTCGAAAGACATGGGCCAGTAGCCGTCCCCCTGCGGACGGATGCGCGAGTACGGGAACGTGATGCCACCGGACCGTGCGTTGGCCGGGAGCGCCTGAAAGTCGATGGCGTTCAGGGTCGTCCCGAACGTCGCGTCCAAGTCCTCGTCAATGGCAATGGACGTGATGGTCGTAATGTCGTCTATCGCGAGGTCGTCCATCCGGCCTGTCGGGATATACACGGACGTGCCTGCTGCGGCGCTGCCGAACGCACGGTCGGTGTATCCGTCTATCCAGCGTGACGCCGCAGAAATGGCAGTGTCGAGCAGCGTGTCGTCAATCTGGTCGGTGATACGCAGCGCAGATTTGACCTGTGACAGTGTGGCGTAGTTCGACATGGGTGACCTCCGGGCTTGCTGAGTCTACAGTCCTCGGTGCGCCGTCATCGCTGACCGGTACTCGTCCTCATCGTAAGACAGGACGGCACGGTCAAGGTCGCCTGTCATTAGCCCGCTGTCAGGACGGCTCAGCATGTCAGTACCTTCCGTCCGGCCCTGTGAACGTATGGCCCTCTAGGTTCAGGTTGATAAACGGGTTCAGCGAGTAGACCGTAACCCCGTAGGTTTCGACCAGCCAACGCTTCATCGTTTCGTGGTCACGCCGGTACAGGGACAGGATGCGCGCTTGATGCTCGTCATTGTCAAACCCAACATGCTTGTCAAGGTTTGCTTGACCGTCTAGGAGCCCGCAGTCAGCACCGACCATCACTAAATGTGCTGCACCTATCCACGCGGCAAGATGCATCGCACCGTGCAGACTGGACGAACCGTAGGCCAGCGAGTCGGCCCGTGGCTTGTGCCTGCCGAACACGTCCCAATGGTCGGACGGGCCGACGTAAGAGTCCTGCGGGATACGCACTAAATTGTCCGGAACGTCACCTTGCCACGCCTGTTGCGTCAGCGTGTCCCTATCCAAAGTGACCACCGGTACGCCGGAAGCCATCTTAACAAGGTCAGGCGAGTGATAGTTCGAAAACACAAAGTCCGGCTTTACACCAAAATCCCGAGCGCACCAGTTTGTCGCCACTACCAGTTTGTCCGCAAAGAATGCCGGGTCAAGATGGTTCAGCGTGCCGCCCGACCCAAACACCCAAGCCGTCTCACCCTTCCGACTATCCCTCAGCGCACTCAGGTCCACGACTGGTCCCTCCACCGGTACGGGTCGAACCCGTGCTGCTCGTTCCTAGCAAACAGAATCCCGTTCTTCTTCAACGTCGCACCGTTTTTACTTCCGAACTTGCTGTCCTTCGTCAACAGCGTCGAAGCGTTGTCATGCCCGACCTCCGGGCCATGCACGACCGGCAACTCCACCTCAGCCATCCGACGTTCATAATCCGTGTCTTCGTAGTAGGCCGGGTAGTACCCCTCGTCAAACAGGCCGACGTTCTGCACGACGCGCATACCGAGCGCGAACGCACACCAGTGAGGCCAAGTACCCGACACGACTAGACTGTCCTCTGACGCGACCTGAGCGAACCCTGCGAGCGCGCCAGCAGGCCACGTCACGTCATCCGAACCGACCATCACGTACGGCTCCCGATGCGCCAGCCGGACCGCAAGGTTCCACGACCCGGCAACGCCAAGGTTCGCAGGCATCGGCAGGACCGTCATCCGCTCCCACGGACCCGACCCGCCGACAATCCCACGGCCCGAGTTGTCAATGACCACGAGATGCCCCACCTTGCAGTCCACCGAAGCGAGCATCCGACTTAGCAGGTCATGGCGGGTCAACGTCGGGACGACCAGCATCGGAATCATGCCAGCCCCTCCAGCAGCGGAACCCACCTGTCCCTGAACACGTCGTCAGCCGCATACGTCTGCGCGAAATCTACGGCAGCCTGCGAATGACCCCCGCCCGCGTCGAACGCAGCCTCCAAGCCTTCCACAATCGAATGAACCAGCGGAGTGCAGAACCACTGAGACTGCGCCGGGTTCCACTGCGGCTGCACCTGACACACCCACCCGTCACCGACCAACTCAGGCTGCGCACTGAAG